GCAATTAACATCTGGAACTACTACTTTCGCAACAACAACAGCAGCGGATTGGTTTACTATGAAACAAGGTGACAGATGTGCATTTCCATTATTCTTAATGCAATCACCACAAACTGTATTGTTTGCACAGTATCACGAGTCTAAAACATTCCAATTAGTAGGAAATGCAGCCGCTATAGTAGATAATCCAAGATGTCACGGAACTTGTTATGTTCCATTAGGTTATTAAGGAGGTGAACTATGCGGTATATTATAAAAGGAAATCGTATTTATGGTATTTATAATCAAAATTATTCTTCACTAACTGGTAAGCCTTCTATAAATAATATAGAATTAGCCGAAGGTGTATCATATAGTAGTGAAGATTTAGGAATAGTAGTAGGACCTATATCACAAGCGGTATATGACGCTATGCCTACTCATAATCCAGAAACAATTTATGTAGTATATGATGATGAAATAGACCCAAGTTCTAATACAATAAATTATAATGACCTTGAGAATAAGCCACAGATAAATGGTCAAACTTTAACTGGTAATAAATCACTATCAAGTCTTAATATTTATAGTAAAGAAGAAGTAAGAAACTTAATAGCAGCTGGTAGGTCAATACTTGTAGTATCAACTAAACCTACAAATCCTACTCCAAACACTCTCTATTATGTAGAAACTTCTACTCAATCAGTTTATCACGTCTATTTATATGATAGTAATACTCAAGAAGCAGATTTAGGTTTATCAACAATAGATTTATCTGATTATTATACTAAAACACAAGCAGATGATAAGTTTGAGATACTAACTAATAAAGTCAATACAATTACTTCAGCTTCTACTGCAACTGAGTATCCATCAGCAAAAGCCACATTTGATTACGCAGCTCCATTACAAAGTTCTTTTGCAAACGGTGGTGATGGCTCTCAAGCTTACGACCCAAATAATTGTGTATTTAATTTAACACGAATTGGAACAACAACAAGAGCTGTAGAAAGAAGAATATACTCTAATGTGGTTGTAAGCAAATCTATTATGGGTATAAGTAGCGGCAACTGGTTTGGTGCTATGGAAGTTATGGAGATTAAGCAAGCATTAGCTGGAACAGTTGTCATATATAATACATTATATGCAACAGCTGACTCTGTATCTGGAGTGCTTCCTAATAATCAATATGTATTCAGAAGAATAGGCTGGTATAACGCTAATGATAATTTAGTATATGATAATAGAACAAATATAACTTGGAAAAATTGGTACCCGCTTGAATACCCACAGACAGGGTTGAAAGATTTAATCAATACGACAGATTTTAGTTGCACAGCATTTAACCTTACAGTATCAGGTGGAATTGCAATGTATGATATTTATAATCTAAACCCTAAAAATGCCTCTGGTATTAAAGATATAATTTCACAAGAAAATATAAGTAAATATAGCTCACTCCAAAAAACTAATGCAAGGGCGTGGTTGTTTGATACTGCTTCAAATAAAAATATTCTATATCTAGAAAGTGATATTGGGCAAGCGATAAAAACAAGTGGGTATTCAACCGCTGGTGCAAATTATAGAGGAAGCTTTTCAATTCCATTAGGTTATTAAGGTGGTGTTCTATGAAAACTCGTGAAAAGATATTATATTATATACTAGCTTTTATACTTACTCTTACAGTAGCCTATACCATAATATTTTGTATTAAAGGCGCATATCCAAAAGAAATGTATTTAGCATTAGTTCCTACTTGTATAGCAGAGTTCTTTATTATTTATAAGTTAGGCATAGAAGATAAGAAGAAAGGGGGTCAAAACTAATGAAAGATATGTTAGTTCCTATCATTGTTGCGGTCATTGGTTCAAACGCTTTCTTCGGCTTTATACAATTTCTGATAACTAGAAAAGATAGTAGTAATAAGAAGTTAAAAGAAATAAATGGAAAGTTTGATAAATTAGAGGGTAAATTAAATTATTTAGACCAAGGCAATGTAAGATTACAACTTATGGTTCTTATACATTTATACCCACAAAGAAGTGAAGAGATAATCAAACTTGGAAAACAATACTTCTGTTCTTTCAAAGGTAATTTCTATCTAACAACAATTTTTAAGCAATATTTAGATGACAATAAGCTAATCTATCCTGATTGGTTTATTCAATACAAAGACAATAATTAAGGAGGTGTCAAAATGAGAAAAGCAGTATTATATGTAGTTCTTGAGCCAACAGCAAAAGGTGAAAGCCCAAAGATGTATTGGGTTAAGGGTCACGAGTTTTCTACATTAAGAGAAGATGGGCACATATTTGGTTCTAAAGAAGAAGTTGACAAGGTTCAAGCAATGTTTGACTTTGATATGCAACTTGAATATTTAGAGCACTAATTGGAGGTAATTATGTTAGTTAATTTTGAGATGTTTATTGCAATGCTCTTTGTAGTGTGGGCAGTAGGTGAAGTGTTAGTGCAAGCACTTAAAAACAAACTTCACATTGACAAGATGTTATATTCTGTTCTTGTGTTCTTAGTTCTTGGTGTGTTTGCAATAGTTTATAACTATTTCGTATCACCAGTAAAGATTGAGCCTATATACATAATGAATTGCATTGTATTCTTAGTTCTTTGTGTGCTAATACCTATCACGGGTTATGACGCACTTGTAGAGTTAATTAAGAGAATATCTAAGTAGGGATAAACAGGGTGGGGGTAGCTTTGCTTACCACCCTAATAATAAATGCCCTCCAAAGCGAATGCGGTATGTGTGGTAGCTCCGTAGGTTAGAAAACTTGAATTGAAAAGGAGTTCTATGAATAGAGCGTTCGGGTAGTACCTGAGAGGTCGTTGGTGCAAATCCAGCCCACACAATGATGAGGTGATTTTATGAATGATAATATAAAGAAGTTATTAGACATAGCACAGAATGAGATAGGCTATGTAGAGAAGGCATCTAAAAAAGATTTGGAAGATAAGGTTAAGAATGCAGGTAATAACAACTATACAAAGTATGCTGAAGAGTGTTTTCCTGAATTACAAGGTATGGCTTGGTGTTGTATGTTTGTGTGGTGGTGCTTTGAGAAAGCTTTTGGCAAGATAATGACACATAATTTAATCGGAGAGAAGACTGCTAAGTGTAGTGTAATGCACGATAATATGTTGAGAATGGAGTGCATAGAAGTAGATAGTGCAGAACCAGGTGACATTATATTTTTCAATAGTGGGTCTGGTATCAACCACATAGGCATAGTGTATAGCGTAGGCTCAACGATAGCGACTATTGAAGGCAATACATCAAGAGGTTATAATATGGTAGTTCCAAACGGTGGTGGTGTATTCACAAGAGCATATCAAAAGAATAACTATAGAATAGATAGTATAATAAGACCGAGATGGGATTACTTAAAGAGTGAACCTGTAAGTGTATATAATGCTGAAATCAATGCAATCAATGTAAATATACGAGATGGTGCTGGCACACAATGTAATTGGGTAGGGCAAGAAACAAAAGGTTTTAAGTTGAACATCATTGGTGAGAAAAAAGATTTGAATGGTAGAAACTGGTATGTGTTTATGTATAAAGGTAAGATAGCATATATTTGTTCAGAGTTTGTTAAAAGGGTGACTAATTATGTATAATTGGTATCATTGGGCGTTATTAGTTTTAATGATTTACTTATTGTTTTTACTTTCAAGTTTGTTTTTTGACAAATAATTATTGATTTTCTTGCTATTATTCTATATAATAAATAATAGATTACTCTATGGAGAGTATAACACCAAATATGTAGTCGGCTGGACTATAAACAGTTGGAGATTTATATGTTAAAAGATATTTTGTTAGAAAATGGTTTTACTGAAGAGCAGTTCAACACAATTAAGAGTTGCATAAACAAGTCTGAAGACTATGTGCCAAAAGCAACATTCAATGAAGAACTGGCTAAAACTAAGAAGCTTAAAGAAGATTTGAACTCAAGAGATGAGCAACTTAAATCGCTCACTGAAAAAGTAGGTGATAATGAAGCTCTACAAGCTGAGATTAAAAAACTTCAAGATGATAATGCAAAAGCCAAAAAAGAGTACAATGACAGCATAAAGAAAATACAGAAAGACAATGCTCTCATCAATAAGTATGGTGATATGGTTTATAGCATTGAAGACATTAAACGGGTATATGATTATAATAAGCTTGTACTCAATGATAAGGGCGAAATAATAGACGGCTTTGAAGAGCAAGACGCTAAGATAAGAGAGCAGTACCCACATTATTTTAAGCCAAAAGACAATTCTGCTAATGGCAATGGGGGAATAAATGGCTTACCACCAGCTTCTGGAAGTAATCCAGCGAAACCAATTTTAACAGAAGCACAAAAAAATGTACAAGCGGGTATAGACTTGGTAAAAGCTATCCGCGGTATAAAAGAATAAAAAAGGAGATTAAATAATTATGGCAAATGTAAGATTTGTTAAACAAAATTATTCAACTGAGCCATCTATAGTTGCTTTTCCAGAGCACATTCTTAGTGTAGGACACACTTTTGAAAAAGATGACGCAGCTTCAGTTGTAGTTGACGGAAGAAAAATCGTCAAAGCAGGAACTATCGTAACTTATACTGATGATAATGGTGACACTAAGACTGGTGTTGTATTATATTCAGTAGATGTAACTGATGGCAACCAAATGGGTGCTATTGTAAGACACGGTTGGATTAGAACAGACAAGATGCCTGTTGCACCAACTTCAGCTCAGAAGACAGCAATGCCTCAAATTGAGTTTGTCTAATTTTTAGTAAAGGAGAAAATATATTATGGCTAAAATATTTGATTTATTCAATGCACAAGCATTGGCAGTATATATGGAAGATGTAAATATTAAGAATAAAGCGCCTTTATTCTTTGAGAAATACTTCCCAGCTAAAAAGCAAATGGGATTAAACCTTTCTTGGTTTAAAGGACACAATAATCTTCCTATGGATCTTCAACCTGGTTCATTTGACGCAGCTATTCCTGTAAGAGATAGACAAGATTTAGCAAAGGTTGAAACTGAGATGCCACTCTTCAGAGAAGAAATGGCACTCTATGAAAGAGATAGACAAGACCTTCTTAATATGAGAGAGGTACAAAACCTTACTGATGGTTCAAGAGACTCTCAAATGGCTAGAGAGCTTATTGAGAGAATATATGATGACAGAATGCAACTCTACTATGGTGCTAAGTCAGCACAAGAGTATATGAGAGCAAAACTTGTAACTAGAGGACAATTTGTTATTGCAAATAATTCTCATACAGGTTCTTATGTATCACACAATTATAACTTTGACCCAGATGGTTCTTGGGCAGCTAAGACAAGAGTTGCAGTAACTACTCCTTGGAGTGATTTAGCTAACTCAGATCCACTTGGTGATTGCGAGGCACTTATCCAAAAAGCACTTGATGACGGTGTTGTTATCACAGAGGCTATTATGGGTGCTAAGACATTCAACTATATGCTTCAAAACCAAAAGATCCAAAGAAATATGAACGGTAACAATGTAGCTAATATGGTATCATATAGTAAAGTTGCTATCAAACAATATATTGAGTCTTACTTAGGCATTACAATATCAATAGACCAACAAAACCATAAGACTACAAGAGGAACAACTGAGTTCTACTATCCACAAGAAGCAAACATCACATTCTTAGGTGCTCCAACACTTGGTAATACAATGTTTGGAACAACTCCAGAAGAAGCTGATGGATATGCAGTTCCTGGTTTTGACTTCTCACTTGTAGATACAGGTATTGGTATATCAGTATTTGTTAAGTTTGACCCTAATATGACAAAAGTAACTAGAGTAAGTGAGATCGTTCTTCCATCATTCCAGAATATGGATAGCGTATATAACCTTTATTGGGAAATTCTTTACACAGTTACTTATGACGCTGGTAGAGGTACAGGAACAGTCACAGCTGCTACTCAAGCAAGCGAAGGTGCAGCTATAACACTTGATGATGGTTCTGGT